TGCAATAGCAGTGCTACGACAAGCAACAGCGCTGTGGCCCAAGCGCAAGAAAGCCTCAGACGGACTCTTGCCTTCATCGGCACACATTAAACAAAGTCCTAACTCAGACCACAATACAGGACTAGCTGTAGATCTAACCCACGATCCAGATAATGGAGTAGATTGCAAAGATATCTATAAGAGATTGCAGTCAGATGCAAGAGTAAAGTACTTAATATTCAAAGGTAGAATCTGGAATCAAGTAGATGGTGAAAGAGTTTATAGCGGGAAAAATCCCCATAATAAACACTTGCATATTTCCATAAAGGATCAGTATGCTAAAGATGATTCCAACTGGTTCAGTTGGATGGGTTCTGTGCCTAAGAAGTTCACACTTCCTAAGCGATTACCTAAAAAGAAACAGGAGAAACAATGAGTGATCTACTAAAGAAGTTAAAGAGCAAGAAGACTAAGGCTGCAGTTAAGTCTTATCTACGAGCTGTACTTGCTTCAGCAGTAACAATGGGATTAGCACTAGCGGCTGACCTAGCACCTGAACAAGCAATCTTAATCGGCGCATTGGCAGCACCACTTGCTAAGTGGGCAGATAAAACTGAAAAAGAATACGGTCTAGGATCTAAATAGATTTAATACCGCGAGGCAATACAAGGCCCCCTCTTCGGAGGGGGTTCTTTTTTTATGCCCTTTTTTGTTCAAACTCACATAAGTTGCCACTGCAATTATGGCACTGGCAGTTTTGTTTTATTACTATATGGTTACAGCATTTCATTTTTACCTCTCTTATGGCTAAGTATTTCTCAACCACAAGACAATTATACTTTTGAGGATTTTGCAGTTATCTAATATCTAAATTTTTTATGTGTGATAAAAGCGCATTTAATAAAGACACGCCATAATTTGACAAATGTTTTAGTTACTCCTGGATGTAATCAGGTTTATCTATTGGTGTTGGCACAATAACTAAGTTGCCACAGTTAGAACACTCACCGTCTAGGTGATACCAGGATAGTTGGTAATCATAGAAGGATGCCATAATTGTAAAGGTCATAGAGCCACAAGGACAGGCGTGAAGAGGACCGAGATCTCTAAGATCTGAACCGAATTTCGGTGGGAGCTTCTCCCTGTTTTTAAACAGCCTTGGTAGACGGAACATAGATACCGTAACCATCGCGGCGCTTCAATGCGCCGCCCGTATTATTCGCCTTCGGCTCATATTGTACACATTCCGAACCCACTATTGATGTTATTACGGCCCTCGGCGTGTCGTAATGTCATCCCACACTTTTGTTGTAGTAGTGGTATTATTTATACCAAGAGATAGGAGTTGAATTGACCGCGATAATTGGTATCCAAGGCAAAGGCTGGGCAGTATTGGCCTCAGATACTATGACTACCTATACTGACAAACCTTACATTGCTAAAGGCTATGACAAAATAGTTAAGGTTAATGAATATCTAATAGCTGTAGCAGGTGATGCTACTGCTGGAGATATTTTAAATAACTTATGGCAACCACCAAAGGTAGTTAAAACTCAAGAGGCTGATCGCTTCTTAATGATTAGAGTTCTACCATCTATCAAACAAACATTAACTGATGCAGGGTATGACCCTGCGCCTAAGAATAAAAATGATGATGACTCTGGATGGGATGCTTTAATCTGTTTTAATGGAAAGATATATCAGATCAGTGATGACTATGGGTATATGAGAGATGATAGAAACTTATATGGCATAGGCTCAGGTGGATCAATTGCTCTCGGTGCATTAGCTGCAATGGAGAGTGAGATTAGAACCCACGCTAAAGCAGCGAGTGCTGCAAAGAAAGCAATTAACATTGCTATCCAGTACAACGTATGGTGTGGTGGAGTACCAACCATCAAGACTCAGTTCACAAAGTAAGGAAGGTTATGAAAGAAATACTTTTACAATTGGAATGGTATCTGTTAGATTTAGAAATGTATAAATTTATTCTAGAATGTTTTATTAAGTGGGGATTAAATTGAGCGATCCAAAGCAGTTATTGATTGATGTTCTACGAGCTAAAGATGCTGGTAGGGCTAGATCTAAACAGACACAGGTAGGTCCATCAGAGTTAGGTGGTTGCCGTAGAAAAGTTTGGTATCGTCTTAACGATCAACCTGAAACTAATGAGAACGAATTAAAATTAGCAGCGATTATGGGTACTGCTATCCACGCTACTATTGAAGAAGCAATACGCAGTATAGATCCAAAGGGTGAGAAATATTGGGTTGAAACTGCAGTTGAGTATTCTGGGATGAAAGCGCATATAGATCTATTCATTCCAGAGACTGGCGATGTTATTGATTGGAAGACTGTTAAGAAACAAAACCTTTCTTACTTTCCATCTAATCAACAACGTTGGCAGGTTCAAGTCTATGGCTACCTATTAGACAAGTCTGGGAAGGGGAAGCCTAGAACTGTCAACTTGGTAGCCATAGCAAGAGATGGTGATGAGAGAGATGTAGTTGTCCACTCTGAAGCGTATGACCCTACGATTGCTGAAGAAGCTCTTAACTGGTTGAGCGCAGTTAAAGAGTCAGAAGTAGCACCAGATCCTGAGAGAGATCAAAACTACTGCAAGTCTTATTGCAAGTACTTTGATGCAACAGGAGAGATCGGATGTTCTGGATTAAAAAAAGAACGTATCAAGGATGAACTACCTGTAATAGAAGACAGTAGTGTTGATCATTCAGCCTTGATGTACTTGCAACTTGATCAACAGATAAAAGAGTTGACCGAAAAACGAGAGTCGCTACGGACTGCGTTTGACGGTATAACTGGAGAGACTGCTAGTGGTGTACAGATTACCTGGACAACTGTTAATGGTAGGTCTACAGTTAACACAGCCGAAGTAGAAAAACTACTAGGCTTTGTACCAAAGGTGGAGGGACAACCTTTCGCTAGATTAAATATAAAAACTGGAGGAAAATAAATGGCTGCACCTGAATCAACAAAGTTTCAGATCAACTACAAGTTAGCTGATGGAACTTTAGTGAATCTATATGCAACAAATCAGGCAGAGTTAGAGGCATCTCTAACATCAATTGCTGATCTATCAACACTCATTACTTCAACTGGTACCACACTTGGTGCCACTGCTCAACCATCTGGTGGAGCAATTGCCTATGCTAAGAAAACATTAGGCGCTACAACAGTGTCAGCACCATCAGGTGATGCACCTGATTGTAAGCACGGCACTATGAGTTTTAGATCTGGACAAGGAACTAAGGGTCCTTGGAAGGGATGGATGTGCGCTGCACCTAAAGGTGCTACAGATAAGTGCGATACAGTTTGGATTAGATAAACAATGCGGGGGCCTCGTAGTTTTGAGAACCCCTCTTGTGCAGAGATCTCAGTAGATCTCTTCTTTCCCGAAGTAGGAGATTCATTATCTGTTATAAGACAACTAAAAAATGTCTGCAAGTTATGTCCCCACCAGCAGGAATGTGCAGAGTGGGGCATACAAAATGAGAGATACGGAGTATGGGGCGGTCTATCAGAAAAAGATCGTAGAGCAATCCGTAGACAAAGAAACATTATTATAAGAGAAGAAGAAATTGCTTAACTTAAACAGAGCTTGGAAGAGTACGACAACAAAGGCTACCCCTTTGCCTATCGTCTGGAATGATTTAAAGTCCAAACAGATAAGGTTTAGAAGAGGTCAAGTCTGTATGATTGCTGCTGCTCCAAATGCTGGTAAGTCTATGTTTGCTTTGATCTATGCGATCAAGGCTAATGTACCAACGCTTTTCTTTTCTGCAGATACTGATGTTGCTACAGTAATGATGAGAACTGCAGCGCATATCTCAGGTCATAATCAAACTCTGGTAGAAGAAAACTTAACCAAGAATAGTAAGTACTATGATGATAAGTTTGATAAGGTAAAAAATATACAGTGGGTCTTTGACTCATCACCATCACTAGATGATATTGAGTTAGAGATCAAGGCTTATATAGAACTTTATGGTATTCCACCAGAGTTAATTATTATAGATAACCTTATGAATGTGGTAGCTGAATCAGACAATGAGTGGGCAGGACTGCGAGCTATTATGGTTGAACTACACGATATGGCTAGACAGACTGAGGCTTGTGTAATGGTTCTTCATCACGTCAGCGAACAGTCTGAGTATGGTTCTACTACTGAACCACCTGCTCGTAGATCTATTCACGGTAAGGTATCTCAATTACCTGCAATGATATTAACACTGGGCTATGAACCTATAGGACAGTTACTTAGAATTGCTGCAGTTAAGAATCGCTTTGGTAAGCACAGCGCAGATGGTAAAGACTATGTATCTTTGTTTGCTAGTTATGGTTCTTGTCAGATCAGCGATGCTGATGAGTATGGTCGTATGCTTGGTAGAGATGCAAGGTTTGAGAGTATGAGAGACAAGGTAGGCTAATGGCTAATACGGAGATACAGTATGTCAAAAAGAAAATTAATAAACTGGAAAGTGATTTTGCTGCTTTTAGTTCTATACTTATTCAGGCAGGAATTATTGAAGTATATGAAGAAGATGGTCAGCAAACATATAAAGTAAACAAGGTTAAGGTAGATGAGCGCAAAGAATAAACGCAAGGGTGCATCTTTTGAACTAGATGTAATGAAATGGTTTAGATCTAAGGGTGTTAATGCTGAGCGCTTACGCTTATCAGGACAAAAGGATGAAGGTGATCTAGTAGTTATTATTGCTGGAGAAACTTTTATCTTGGAGTTAAAGAATACAAAGGTATTAAACCTACCTCAGTTCTGGAGAGAGGCAGTTGTTGAAGCTCAGAACTATGCTAATGCTAGAGGTATTAAACCAGCACCACTATCTTATGTAGTAGTTAAGAGAAGAAGTGCAGGAATAGAACAGGCTTGGGTAGTCCAAGACTTACAGCAATGGTTGGAGGATAAGTATGCCAATACCTAATGGACAGATAACCACTACTAAGATAATGCAAGGCTTAGATAAGGGAGAGCAATGCCAGGACAAGACTGGTCAAGAAATAAACGAACAAACAGACGAAGCAACGACACCGATGCAAAGTCAATCCCAATCGGAGTAGTAGTACAGTTTTATGGTGGAGAAGTAAAAGAGGGTAGAGCAAGTTCAGTTAGGTGTGTGATGCACGATGACTCTCGTAAGTCAGCAGTGATGAACACAGTGGAGAACCTATACTTTTGTCATACCTGCGGTAAGGGTGGAAACACCATCAATGTTGTAATGGAAAAAGAAAGTTTGGAGTTTAAAGATGCTCTCGCAAGAGCAATTGAAATCTTATCTACAAGCGGCCACTCGCTACCAGCAGGGTCTAAACGTAGAAACCGCAACCTTTCTAAAAGAACGTGGCATATCTAAAGAGATAGCTGAGTCTTTTAGTTTAGGTACAGTAGTTGATCCGATCCCTGAGCATCAGTTGTATCAGGGTTGGTTATCTATACCCTACTTCACTGCTCTTGGTATTTGTGTTGGCTTTAAGTTTAGAAGATTAGATGATGGCAAACCTAAGTATGGTATGGCTACTGGTCAGAAGACCCATCTATTTAATGTTAATGCTTTACTAGAACCTAAAGATACTATTGCAGTATGTGAGGGTGAGCTAGATGCCATCATTGCTACTGGTGCTTTAGGTATACCAGCACTTGGTGTTCCTGGTGTTGCTGCTTGGAAACCACATTATGCAAAGCTAATGAATGGGTATGGACAGGTATTAGTTATAGGTGATAATGATATTAAAGAGGATGGTTCTAATCCAGGAGCTGAGTTTTCTAGGAGAGTAGCATCAGAAGTTATCAATGCAAGTATCTGTGTCCTTCCCGCAGGAATGGATCTAAATGATCTATACTTAGCAAAAGGGATAGAAGAGACAAAACGGATGTTAGGAGCAGTCAATGTATGAAGAGTTGAAAGATGATGGTACTACCCGTTTAGTCGGAGATCTTGCTGATCTTAAAAGTAAGAAGTTTGTATCTGATATGTGGCAGGTACTAGATGATGCAGGTAATTTACTTATCCAAAAGCATAAGGACTATGGTCCTACTAATATCTCTAACGCCCCTGGCGGTCCACTTAATGGATTGAGAGTGCGTATGCACGACAAGACTGCTCGCATCAATAACTTAATTGATACTGGTGCTGAGCCTACTAATGAATCTTTAAAGGATAGTTTTGTAGATCTACTTAACTATTCAGCTATTGCAATTATGGTTTTGGAAGGTACTTGGCCCAAGTGACTGAACCAATACGACAAGTATGGCAAGATGGTAAGCGAGAACAAAAGGTCGCTGACTATCTAGCGAGAGAATATAACTGGGAGTTTTATCCAACACCTCGTTATTACTTTGTAGATTACTTGGTAAATAAAAATAAACCTAATGGCTACGCTAATTATATTGGTGGCTTAGAAGTTAAGTGGATGAATAGACCTGCAGATTCTGAGGTTAAGTTTCCATTTCAAAAGTTGCAGCGTATGTGGATGACTGAACCATTAGATGATAATCCTGATGCCTACAATCGTATTGTTGTTAGATATACAGATGCACTACTAATTATTCCTGCTAACAAGTTGAGATCCTTTGAACCTATCTTTGGATTAACTAGAGCAGACACAATGGAATATGATTTTAATATTCATTTCAACGCAACATTTCATTTCCCTAACTACCTGAAAGATGTAGTAATCACCGAGTAATTCAGCCCACCTAGTAGATAAGAAGCGTAGAAAAGTAGATGACTAAAGAATTACACCCGATACTAACTGACTTAGTACCAGCAGTGGCTAACTCTATTGCTCGTAGATTTAAAGGTTGGGTAGAGCGAGATGATCTAAAGCAAGAGCTTTATCTTTGGGCTATCGGTAGACAAGGTCAATACTTAGATCAACTTAATGAAGAGAACAAAGATAAGCGTGAGTATAGTGTAAGTAGAATTGCATATCAGATGCGTAGAATTGCAGAGAAGTATGCTCGCAAAGAGAAGGCTCGCAAGGCTGGCTATCAGACCTCTGATGAGGTCTTTTACGATACTGCAACTATCGCTAGGTTAATGCCATCTATCTTACAATCTGTAATAGAAGGAACTGTACTAGAGCAAGCACAAGATTTAATAAATGATGGACAACCTCGCAAACAACCAGCCCCTTCTGAGGGTGGCAACCTCCTTGCTATCTTAATAGATGTAAAGAGATCATACTTAAAGTTAGAAGAAGAAGACAAGATCTTACTTCGTATGCGCTACTACGATAACAATACCCTTCAAGAGATATCACAATACTTAGAGGTAGCAGTATCCACTGCTGATCGCAGATGCACCTCAGCTCTGCGTAGGTTGCAAGATAACTTGGGCGGGGATTCACCTTGGGCATAGATGTATTAAGAGAGTCTGAATTATTTGATTACTTAAGAGAGTTTCACTTCTCTGATCTGAGTAAGAGTGAAGATGAGTTTGATAGCTTTGACTGTGTAAGTATGGAACATAAGATGTTTATTGAATTGAAATCTAGGAAGACACACTATGACGATCTGTTAATAGAGGAACATAAATACTCCTCTCTCATAATGGCGGCTGGTATCAGGTCCCTTACTCCCTGGTATATCAACTCCACACCTAACGGCATCTGGGGGTTTAATCTCTCCAAACTCCCAATGCCTAAATGGGAGGACAAGTGGCTACCTATTACTACTGAGTTCGCTAATAAGAAGAGCAGGTCTAAGCCTGTTGGTTATCTCAATATAAAGGATGGGGAAGAGTTTTGATCTGTAAAGTTTGTGATGTTTGGTATGATCCAGTAAGTGGTTGCGATCATAGGATCCTTAATATGAAAGGCTCTGACTATGATATATGAATATAGATGCAACACCTGTAATCTAGTCAAGTCTATTGAAAGGTCTATCTATGATGATGAGAATATTCCTCTCTGCTGTGGTGATCTCGCTGTGCGGGTTTATGCTTCTCCTCCTGTAAGTTTTAGAGGTAGTGGCTTCTACACCACCGATAAATAATTGTGCTACATTTGTAAAAATGTGCTACAATTCTGCTACAAGGCTGGATCCGATATCCAGTTGAGTGCTGGCAATAGCCCCTTCGGTTCCTATCCCGAAGGGGTTTTTGTCTTTAACAATTAAGAAAGCCCCGCAGAAAATGAACGAAACTGCGAGGCTTATTGTCCCTAGGAAGGAAGGGAACTCTATGTATTATCAGTAGTAGTTATTTCTGAGGAAGAACTTGTATGCTTTGCAAGGAGAGCCGTAGCGAGTGTCAATGTATTTAAGACCTCGTAGGATTTGATATTCGCTTCGGTGATCTTTCTCTCTAAGGAGCTGAGCAATTCCGTAAGCGGAACTTCCTTGTCTATTTTTTGCATAGTTATCAAACCGACTTTCAAAGGTCCAAAGGGACTTAAGGCAGGTCCACTCTCTGCCTCGCCAGTCCCAACCAGCCGAAGCGTACTCTTGTGCGAGCTTTCTATTACGATCTTTCTCATCTTTTGTTGCCTTCCTATTCTCTATAACTCCATTTGGTATTTGTTTTACTATTGGTGTTGATAACTTACCTTCTGCGAAAACGACTAGACTTAGTGTTGCCAGCGATATCAAGCCATTTCTTACCCATATCTTCATCAGCACTCATCTCTTCCTCTAGGTAGGTACGATAAACATTTGGGTAATCTCTACTCAAACGAGCCAACGCCCTATCTCTAGCTCTACGATAGTTTCTCTGACGAACGGCTTGTGCCTTCGCCCCTTCTATTCTCTTTTCTATAACGCTCACTTACTCCACCTGTCTACACAATTAGCAATAGTAGCAAGGACAATAGGCGTAATCTCTATGAACTCCATAGTTAATTTAGCCTCCTCCTCTGTCGTTTCATACTGTCCCACCCAAACTTTACTGTCTGGAGGGCTATTACGATACCATTTAATAGCCTCTAGGACATCTTCTCCGCCCCATATAGCTATCCCTTGAGCATCTGATACCTCATAGAATACAACATCTCTCTTTTGCTCGTTAAATATCTCCAATATATTACCCATTTGCTTCCTCTCTTTCTCTCATATATATCTTATCCTCACACTCAGAGCAGGTATCTGCGACATACTTAAATCTATCAAACTCTTTATTACATACATCACAATTCACCCACCTTTCGTTGTCCTCATACCCTTGATAGGCGTAATCATCTCCAAATAGGTAGCTCGGATCGCTCATTACCAACTCCCGTCTTTGTGTGATACCCAACTACACCTATCACACTTGACCTTATTCTCTAGGGTTTGGCTATCACCACTCATTACACAGCCACATATCCAGCACTTACCATAACTCATACTCTCTCTCCCTCTCCTATTACTACCTTGTTAATTAGACAAGCTCGGCATATAGCGTGGGTTAAA